CAGACCAAGGCCATCCGCAAGTATCTGGGCACCGACATGGAGGCCAAGAACGAAAGCTATCCCCGTAAAAACTGGTCAAGCCTGATCCTGTGGAACTGCGAGCACCCGCACCACAAATGCCTGACGCCCGAGTTTGTCAGATCCAATTCAGGCGTATTCCTTCACCGATTTGGCTGGCTCCCTGACTCGCTGATAGGCGCTATACCCAACGCCTGGAATCGGCTTGTCGGGGAGCAAGACGGAGAGGCCAAGATCGCCCATTGGACCCTTGGCATTCCGGGTATCGAGCATTACAGCCAATCCGCCTACGCCGACGAATGGCGGGCAACGCTTGACCGGATGCTGCGTGGACCTGTTGAGGTTTCACGTGAAGCGTTGAGGGCTGCGTAATGGCCGCCCGCCTCAACAATCGGCATCAGGATTCGGTGAGGGCAAAGATTCAAGCCGCCAAGCTCATCAACCTTTTGACCGATCATGCGCACGGCAAGAAGGAGTTGTCTGCTACTCAGGTGCAGTCAGCCAAGATTTTGCTTGATAAATCAGTGAGTAACGCCCCAACAGAAATATCCGGGGAAGGCGGCGGCCCGCTGCAAATGGTGGTGACTTGGAAACAATAGTCATCCCCTACACCCCAAGGGCCGCATTCAAGCCCTTGCACAAGCGTGCTCAACGCTGGGCTTGCGTTGTGGCTCACCGCCGCGCAGGAAAGACCGTGGCCTGCGTCAACGAGCTTATCAAGGCTGCGCTGTCAGATCCCCGCCAAGGCCAGCTATACGCCTACGTCGCCCCCTTCTACACCCAGGCCAAGGGTGTGGCGTGGGATTACCTGAAAGAGTTCAGCCGCCCGGTTCCCGGCATCAAGATCAACGAAGCCGAGCTGAGAATCGATTATCCGAACGGCAACCGAATCCAGCTATTTGGGGCCGACAACGCCGACCGGATGCGCGGGCTTGCTTTCTCTGGGCTTGTGGCTGACGAGTTCGGGGATTGGAAGCCGAGCGTATGGGGCTACGTGATCCGTCCTGCTCTGGCTGACTGCAACGGGTGGGCGATCATCATCGGAACCCCGAAGGGCCGGAATCAGTTCTGCGAAGTGTTCGAGAACGCCCGCAAATCCCCCGATTGGCTGGCCTTGATGCTGAAGGCGAGCCAAACCGGGCTGCTTCCAAAGTCCGAAATTGCCGCGCTGCGCCAGGAACTGTCCGAGGACGCCTACCAACAGGAAATGGAATGCGACTTCGACGCCGCGATCCTTGGCGCTTTCTACGGTCGGGAGATGCGCGAGGCCATGGACGCCGGCAGGATTACCAAGGTCAAGCCAGAGCGCGAAATGGCGGTCTATACGGCGTGGGATTTGGGCTACAGGGATGACACGGCCATCTGGTGGTATCAGGTGGTTCGCGGTGAGGTCCATGTGCTGGATTACTACGCCGTGAGCGGGGCCGACATTGCCGAGATTGCCCAAGTGGTGATCGACAAGCATTGCCGCTACGCCAAGCACTGGCTACCCCATGACGCCCGCGCCAAGACCTTGGCATCTGGTGGGAAATCCATCGTTGAGCAGCTTGGCGAGCATCTGGGCATGGCATCGCTTGCTATCGTTCCAGAACTCGGGGTGCAGGACGGAATTCAGGCCGTTCGCCGCGTGTTGCCTCGTTGCTGGTTTGACGAGGAAAAGTGCGCCGAAGGCATGGAAGCCCTGCGCCAGTACCAACGGGAATATGACGAGGACAAGAAAGCCTTTCGGGAGCGCCCGCGGCGTCGGTCAGGGGGGCGCAAAACAATCTCAACCTTGAGCCTGCCTTTCAGGTTTGGGCCACGTACACCGCGAGGACATAGTTTGCGCACGGCTATGGCGGTCAAGATGCGGTAATCCTCGCCAACCTTTTTGACGAACAAATCCCCGTTGCGCTTGCGCCCGTAGTAATGATTCACGGATGGCGGATAGGGGAGTACAAGCGCGGTCATGCAACGTCCTTCCAATCCGTCGCCGCATACACCCGGCACGGCCTGCCTTTCGGACTCTTGCCGCCCGTTTCGGAGTAGACATAGGCAGATTTCGCCTCGACCAGTTCACCGATGCGGCGATTCACCTGCCAATAGTCCAACCCAGTTGCCTCGCTGATCTGCAAAGCGGTCTGCGGCCCATGCAGCCCAAGCGAGCCAAGAATCAACTTGTGATGCTCGCCCGCAAAGTGTTTGACCGACGCAGCCGCCATGTGCGAGGTCACGGGGTCGGTCCTTCGCGCCAGATGGGAAACGATGGCGCCGGTTGAGGTCAGGAATGAGGTTTGCATATCAGACCCTCCGCTTTCATGATTGCGCGTCCGATGATTTCGGGGATTTGGGGAACGACGGCGTTTCCGAGGTGTTCCGTCGCAACCACTCGATCGGGTATCCCATCATCCACGCTACAAACTGCGGAAGCGGGCGCATCCCAAGGACAGGACGCCCAAGCAGGCGACTCGTTAAGCAATCTGGCCGCGGCTTGCGCAATGTCGGATTGGTAAATCCTCTCGACGCCCTTGGGGTGGGCAATGACCCAGCAGCGTTCCCGTTCGTGCGGGGCACCAATGGAGGCAGCAGGTATAACGTGCCACTCCGCGTCATACCCGAGCGAGGTAAGGTCTGCGAGAACGCGTCCCAGCCCTCGAAAATTGATAGCTGCGACGTTCTCCACGATTGCGAACTTTGGTCGAATGTCGCCAATAAGGCGGCCATATTCGCTCCAGAGGCCAGAGCGTGCGCCCTCGATGCCCATTTTGAGGCCAGCATTGCTGATGTCTTGGCAAGGGAACCCTCCGCAAATAACATCAACGTGCCGGACATCGGAGGCATTGAGCGTCCTGACATCCTCAAAGATCGGCACCCCTGGCCAGTGCTTCCGCAAGACCGCTCGGCAGTAAGGGTCAATTTCACAGAAGGCAACTGTTCGCATTCCGGCTCTTTCGAGTCCGAGGCTAAAGCCACCGATGCCTGAAAAGAGGTCAAGGACATTCACCGATACAACCTTGGCAGCGCCGCATAAGCGTCCATCTGCGCTTGCCTGGGATGCCGCGGCGGCACGTATTGCGGTGTTGCCTTCCATCTGGGCAAATCACTCGTGTCGATGGGCTTGGCGATGTAGTTCGGCGTAAAGCGTTCGGCGCGTTCGTAGGTTCGCGTTCCGTCCGGCTTTCTTAGGCCCAATAGGTGCGCTCTTTGCGCAATAGCAGCCAAAGGGCGCCCGAGTTGCGCTGCTATGCTTTTAGTGCTCCTGGTTGCGTAGGTGTCACGCAATACCTGCTTTTCTTCCTCCGTCCATTTCGGTCCTCTCATGTCGCCTCCTTTGTCTGGTTGAACTGCGCTCTAATCTCGCCTTCCAGTTCCGAAATATCCCCACGTTTCCTGCGTAAACTTGCAATCCACTCCTGCCGCTCTTTCAGCGGTTTCGCCAAAATCATTCTTGCTTCACATTCAAGCCGCCAGTCAGGACACGATGAGCAAACGGTGCGTTCATCGCGCAATTTGATTGGCTGTAGTTCGATGAGGTTGCAGCCGAGGCACGTCATGCGCTTTCTCGGTTGCCGTAGTAGTTCGCAATGCCCAACTTCTCACGGTAGCGCCCGGTTACGCGGTCGTATTGCAGGGTTGCCGTGCCGATCTTTCCAACATGCTTCCAGCGCACTTTTTGCGTGTGGATCTCCACGTCCTGATTCCCTGCGGCTTGATCTCTCCATACCGTGATGCAGTTGTCAGCCTTGTTCCAAAAATGCGCGGAACCACTAATATCGCGTGGCGTTGGAACCGCATAGGTGCCGTCCTTGCGCGGTTGCTGCTTGGCAGGATGCGCAACTAGCCACAGGTGAACGTAATGCTCCCTGACGTGCGTTATGACGCGGGAAAGCGTGTCTGAGACGTACTCAGTTTCGCTCAAGCCAGAGGGCCGATGGTGTTCAAGGTAGTTCCACGGATCGAGAACGATGCCGGTTTTCCATGTCGTGCCGACAGACGAAATTTCCTTGATACCTTCGATCAGGATGCTTTCAATCGTCGGCTTGTCGGGCTTGCAGAAAATGAATTTGCCGTGCATCCATTCTTCGGCGTCGATCAGTTCCTGCTTGGTTAATCGCTCGGTGGGGCCAGGGTCGAAAGGTTTGCCGATAACCTTCTCGATGATCTTCGCGTGATGCAATGCAAGGGGCATGTTTTCCGGCGAGTAAATCCAGAATTTCCACTTGCCCGTTCTGGCAAGGTTCACCATCAACGCATCGAGCCACTCCGACTTGCCAGAATTCGGATTGCCCGTTACCAGCGTCCACTGGTTCATGGCGACGGTGTAGTTCGCATCGACCGAAGGCCAGCCGGTTGATTGGCCTTTGGGGTAGCCTCCACGGTCGTAGAGGTCCTCGACTTCGGAGCGAATTAGGGAATGAGGGACGATCACCAGCTTGGCCTCGCGGTTTGCCGCGCAGGTAGCGGCGTGACCTCTGCGCCTTCCCAGCGGGCTTGGTTGAGGTACACAAGGGGCGCGGGAATGAACTCGCCACCGTCCTTGGTCCACGACTCGGACCGACTCATCGCCTCAACGTGCGCGATGATCGCCTGAGCATCTTTGTCAAAACCTTGCTTGCACCAAACGGATTGGCACTTGCCTTTTGACTGCTTGCGCTCGGATTGGGGCCACGCTTTCCAGAACCGCTCAAACTCCCCCGAAGGGGGTATAGGGGTTATATCTCTTCTCTTCTCTTCTCTGGTCCGCTTTTTGTCTGCATCTAATGCGGACATTTTGCGGACGATTCTTTTCCGGTCAGATTCTTGTGCACGGCGTTTTGCTGGCGTGCCGTTATGCGTATCAAATTCAGGAATTTCA